CCCAGTGAAGGAGATCATGCTTGAAACGCAGGATGATATTATATCGGCACATATTAAAAAGCATAAGAAGGGCAAGGTAGCGGGTTATGAAAAGATAATCCGTGAAGCTGGTCAGACATATCAGGTACACCACAGAACTGTATCATTTGGTAGTACATGGAAGAGTGATTCACTAAAACCTGCTGGTTATTCCTTAGTGTACCACGCAGGATCACACACTCACTTCCGTTTCCCTGGTCTGAATAGACTGGTATCAATGGAGGATGGTGGTGCTGTTGCGTGTACTGGCATGGAAGATATGAATGCATGTGGAAGGAAGGTGCATTTGATTGGTAAACACGATAGCTTTACACCGACCCAAAGTGGTAGTATAATAGTACCTATGGGTGACATCTACTATCATAAGAAGAAAGTGTATCAACATTACCCATTTCCAGTATCAGAACCAGATACTGTGCAAATAACTGCGGAACAACCTACAATAGTATTGGAACTTCAACCCAATGAAGAACCTGATGTTGCAGAGTTCACGCAATCATGGTTAAATCAGATAGAAGAAGGGCTTATTGAAATCATAGACAGGTAATTATGCACAGTGAATACACTGTTCGGGATCAATTCGAGAACCTGACAGTACTATATCATAAGGGATGCGCGGCAGGTTTTAAATTCTTCGGGGATGACCCTGAGGAGTACAGGCATTATATTAAAGATGAGCACCTTGAGATGCTCAGAGGAATGTTTGGTCAGCATGAGAAGGATTTCCCATGGGAATTCTTGAGTAGATTCTATATGCATAGTAGATGCTTGGTGTTCCCTGATGGTGTATGGATGAGTGAAACCGCAAGGTATCCACAGTACTTACGGTATAAACCAGGAGTTAACCTTAGTTTTCGTGTGACTGGTATGACTAGGTTCACAGCATTGACTGATGGTGCTAGTGCTCTCTGTGTTGGTGTTGATCCTGATGCGACTAAGTTCCCATTGTTACGCAGATTGGTGCATAAATGCGAAGGAACTACCATGTTCATGCCATTAAGTCCAAAAAGTATACTCATACCCACGGAGAATTGTAGATATGGTAACATTAATATTGAGAAAGGTAACCCAAGACGTGCCAAGATTGACTTTGATGAGTTAGAATTTGAGGAACCAGGATATCTTATTGAGTTTATGAATGAGCCCATGAACCTTGAGGAGGAGATAGTTAACTATGCTCACCAGTGGCTATCAAAGGACATTGAGGTATTTGAAAGATGACTCTGTTTATTGAAGATGGAGTTACTCCTGTATGGCAGGATCATAAAAATTATGAGCCATTAGAATACAAGCACCTTGAACGTGATAGGTTTGAGGAGTTGCTTGATCTTATGATAGAAGCATACCCTGACCATGAGCTCACGCATTGGTTAAAGCGTGGGTTCTGTATCAATGATGGGGATAGTACTGTAGCATTCTGCTCATTAGAGGGTAGAAAGGTGTTACAATGGGACATAGACCACTTTGATGAGGAGGATGAAGAGTGCTTTGACATCTGGTTTGGTGATGGGGAGGAAGAACAAGAGTTCGATTGGTAGCCTCTATAGCTCAACGGTAGAGCAACGCTTTTGTAAAGCGTAGGTTGTCTGTTCAAATCAGACTGGAGGCATTGGACAGTTTATAAAGCTGCACACTAGCTTGCACAATGCGCGATTTTGCCTTATACTAGGTACATACAAACGGAGACCCATGACCAAAACTCTCTTCAACCCTGTAGCAGAGCGTGCTGAGAACTTGATCAAGTGTCTCGAAGCGGATTATAACCGCAGATACCCTAATGGAGACCATGCTAAGTTCTCTATCAAGGCAGGACGCAAGTACTTTAAGATCATCCATGATGATAGTTGCGTACATGCTTTCATAGATAAAGTCACTGGTGATGTGTTCAAACCTGCCTCATGGAGAGGACCAGCAGACATCGTTAGGTACAACCTATTAGATGAGACCTCTTATGAGAAATGCTGCTTCAATGCAGATTGGGCAGGTTCATACCTTTACATCAGATAGACCCCTTCAGGGGTCTTCTAGACCCCTTCTGGGATAGTAGTTCAGTGGTTTAGAACGCTGCCCTGTCACGGCAGAGGTCGTGGGTTCAAATCCCATCTATCCCGTTCACATTAGTATTAAAGTCCATGCCAGTATACAGAGACTATGAAATTAGAATTAACATCAATGAGCTTATCGAAGCAAGAATCCCTGTTTGTGACGCTCTTCATCCTGATCACTGTCTTAGAGAGGAACAGGTCGATGAGATAGCGCATCACTTACGCACTGGTATGACATTAGACAGTATTTACTCTCAGGTAGATCAAGCTATCTGGGATTATTGTGATGCTGCTGGTATTAATAATCCTGAAGGCGATGATCCACGCCCTCATTATGGTGAGATTTCACCCCCACCAGGTTGGGAAGCGGAGTTAACCAGAAGAGAGAAGGCAATGAAGGAGTTTGAAATGGTAACTCTGCAGGGTGGATCATGGGAAATACAAGTGCCGCGCAGAAAGAATGACACTAAAGTGGACTAAGTTTATAAAAGGAGATGATGTACCACTGTACCAACCTGAATTCAACATTATGATCACAGCTAATCCTCAAAACAATCCAAACAAACTGCATAGGATGATGATACCACACCCACCAATATTGGAGGGTAAGGTTAAAACTGTGTATGAAGTAGCAGGTGAGGCTGATAAAGTACTCATAGACTTTCATGATAGAGTAACTGCGGGAAATGGTGCAAAGGAGGACTACATAAAAGACAAGGGTGCAACCTGTTGTCTTATATCTGCGCTTCTATTTGAGAAGTTAGCATCACATGGTATTAAGTCACACTATATTGATGCGCCTTCACTGACTAGAATGTTATGCAAGAAGTTGACAATCTTACCAGTGGAAGTAATATGCAGGAATATAGCTGCTGGTAGTGTGGTTAAAACTACTACACTATCGGAGGGCACGCTATTTAATCCACCAATTGTAGAATTTTTCCTCAAAGATGATAGTAAGAATGATCCTTTACTCACTCCTGATCGCGTTAAGCTTATGGGGATTGACACTAAGCCCTTAATTGAACAAACACTGGAGATAAACAATGTCCTTCAATCTCTCTTCACTCTATGTGGTATTGATATCGTTGATTTTAAGCTTGAATTTGGTTACGATGCTCATGGTGATCTCTACCTTGCTGACGAACTCAGTCCAGACAATATGAGATTGTGGAAGAAGGGAACGAAAGAACGATTCGATAAGGATCTATTCCGTAAGGATGAAGGTGATATAGTAACAGCATACAAGTACATACTCAAACAACTAAGGAAGTTTGTATGAGAGATACAGTATTATTCGGTGACTGCCGTAAATCTCTTGGTACCTTACGTGCAGAGATTACTGTTGGTATAGCAGAACAACCACGAATGTGTGTTACATCTCCACCTTATTATGGTCTCCGTGACTATGGTGGTGAAGATGCACAGATAGGTCAGGAAGATACACCAGAAGAATATATTAATAACTTGGTGGAAGTATTCAGTAAGGTACGTGATGTATTAACTGAAGATGGTACACTATGGTTGAACATGGGTGATAGTTATTACAATTATAGACCAGGTAAAGGTCAAGCATTAGTACAGCAGACAGTTAGTAATACATCACAAGATTTACCTCAGGCATGTCCTCGTCGTGGTAATATATTACCAGGTTTAAAAGAAAAGGATCTAATTGGTATCCCTTGGATGTTAGCATTTGCATTACGTGCTGATGGATGGTATCTCAGGCAGGATATAATATGGCATAAACCAAACCCTATGCCTGAATCAGTGAAGGATAGATGTACTAAGTCACATGAGTATGTCTTTCTATTAAGTAAGAACAAACGATATTATTATGACAATGAAGCAATCAAAGAACCAGCTAAAGACTGGGGTACGAGAGATAGAACTCAAGGGAAGTATCATAATAAAGGGACAGGGTTGCAGCCACATAGTGGTCTTTCCAAATCATACCCTAAGAAGAATAAGCGTAGTGTCTGGTCAGTGACCAATAAACCATTTAAGGGAGCACACTTCGCATGTTATCCACCTGATCTCATTGAACCATGCATACTAGCAGGTTCGGAGCAGGGTGATATCATATTAGATCCCTTTATGGGTAGTGGGACCACTGCAATGGTGGCCAAGAAACTAAGTAGATCATACATAGGGTGCGAACTCCACAAGGAGTATGCCAGTTTACAAACTGACCGTATTTCCACCATTCCTGCCCAATTGCCCCTATAATATGGAAGTAATCATCACAGAGGAGTTTGAAATGCACAGAGAGGTGGTCACAAT